CGGGCTGCGGTGCCCACACCGTGGTACACAAGGATGTGTTGACCACAGCCTTTGAATGGGCAGACAGGGAATGGCATACCACCATGGGTAAGGCGGGTGTGTGTTCAAGCACAACTTCTATTCACAATCTCGATGAGTCAAAGTCGGCTGGCTGGCCGTGGAATCAGAGATATCCTGACAAAGGTGCCTTTTTGGATTCCGTGGACAACCGGTATCTTCAGGAATATTGGGACGCGCTGCCTGGCCTGCAAGGGCCCGGTTGCGTTTTTCAAACAAACCTGAAGGACGAGTTGCGTCCCATTGAGAAAGTGAGGAGTGGGCAAACCCGCTCCACTCATGGATCCCCAATCGAGCATGTCTGGGCAACAAACAGATATTGCTTGGAGCAGAATCAAGCATTCTATGCCTGTCACGGTAAGACTGCTTCTGAAGTTGGCATCAACCCCTATTCGGGAGGGTGGGGCCAATTGCACTCCAAGTTGTCGAAGCATTCCAGGGGGTTTGCTCTCGATGCTCGTGGTTGGGATAATTCACTGATCGCCGAGTTGATGTACGGTGTGCGTGATCTTCGGTGGAACTGGCTTGTCCGTTCGGGACAGCGATCAGACGACGATAAGAAGCGTTTCTACGCTTTGTACGAGGACATAATCAATACAGCCATGGTTACACCCCTGGGTGATTTCTTCCGGAAAGCCGGCGGAAACCCCAGTGGGTCTAGTAACACGGTGGTTGATAATACGATTTGTCTTTACGTGCTCCTCGCTTATTGCTGGATTCGTTCGGGTAGCGGGTTAAGTTTCACCGGATTTCGCGAAAAGGTCATTATGGCGCTCTATGGGGACGATTCAACCTTCACGGTTGATGAGGATTCCATGGACACCTTCAATGGCCATACTGTGCGTCTTCACGCCGCCGAGTTGGGCGTGGAGATCAAGGACGTGAATTTGGAACCCCGTCCTCTTATCGAGTTGGACTTCCTGAAGAAGGAGTTCGTCTCGACGGAGCGGGGTGTGGTTTTCCGGCCACTGGATGGTTGGAAACATGTGACCGCCCTCCTGAAACGGGACAAGGGGCGCTCACATGCATATCGACTAGCGCGCGCTTGCGCTGTCAGGCAACTAATTCTGTT